CTTAAACTTAATGGAGTTTGAGGAGAAACCTTTTTTCTTCTTAAAAGAAGCTAGGCTGAACTTCTTTTGTTGCTCAGCCGTAGCTCTTTGAATGATTAAAGAAAGGGACCGAAGTCCCTTATCCTTAATCATCGTCTTCAACTAAGTTGTTTGGTGTTTCTCCTACAACCGGTTCAATGTCGATATCGAAATGATCTGTACCGATTATATTTTTCCACTCTTCTTTGTGTTCGGCTGCATACGCATCAATCTCCTTCTTATCGTTATGGATAAACCCTGTTGGAGTCATAACAATGTAGTCGACAGACTGAACACCAGTTATGTGGTTCTTGTCGCAAGAAATCTTGGTTCTCTTTGCAAACTCGAAAGCTTTACCTCCTGCAGCTGCCTTAATTTTTGACGTTCCTGCATTGGAGATATTTCCGTAGGTAAAACAAACACTTGCATCGTAGTACATGGATTCACCACCTTTATTGTTCATCTTGGGTTGGCCCAAGAACGATTCAGGAGGTGATACCCAAATCTTGTTAATGCATACGAGTGTGTTTGTATACGGTGAAGCTTCCTTTCTCGACAGAGGAATTTTCTGGTTAATCCACCCGCTGAATTGAGTAGACATAGCACCTGCATTCCACTGATTGTTGTTTTTATTGGAATTTACAGACTGTTCACAAGGAACAGATCCTACAGAATCCCAAAGAAAACACAAATCGTAAGGCAAACGGCCCTTAGCTTGCTCATCAAGTAGGTCCCCAATGTAGTTAGCCACATCTTCGATCGTGTTAAGGGAACCTCTATCAACGTATAGGAAGAATCCATCATAATCTTCAACCTCACCTGTCTCCTTGTTGTAGACCTCCTCTACCTGAACACCCATCTTTTTAGCAAACTCCCAAGACCATTTCATCTCAGTGATAATAAAGACTGGAAGAATTCCCATTCTCTGACAAGAAGCTGCACACTCTAGGAGAGTGGTACTCTTTCCTGTATCTGAATGACCTCTAAGGAGAGTTATATGACCCTGAGGAATTCCCGGTAGTGACGTAACATCCTGCCAAGCTTTTGAAAGCGGAATCCAGGTCTGAGGCTTAAACTTAATGGAGTTTGAGGAGAAACCTTTTTTCTTCTTAAAAGAAGCTAGGCTGAACTTCTTTTGTTGCTCAGCCGTAGCTCTTTGAATGATTTCTTCTTTCTTGGCTGCTGCCATATTCTACGGTATTACTTTTCCCAAGGAAGCTTCTCGTCGTCATCTTCAGTAGAAGCTGTCCCACCTTCATCGTCGTCCTTAAAAAGATCGTCGAACTTGTTGGTTACAGCTTTCTTACCCTGCTTAGCTGCAGACTTTGGTTTAGGGGCTTCAGCCTCTTTCGCCTCTGGTTCAGCTTTCTTAGCTTCTGGCTGCTTTGATTCAGATTCAGCAGTTTCCTCCTTCTTATCTCCAGAACCCTCTGCTTCTGCAGGAGCCCCTGAAATGTAAGCTTTAAGCTGCTTCTTCAACCAGTCGTAGGTAGGTTTCCTAAACAGATCCATGACCTTAGGCTGTTCTGTAAGCCACTTCTTAATTTCAGCCTTGTCCTCAGAAAGAGGTGAGTCATTTCTCTTTGCTCGAACAGTAATGTCAGCGTATGCACCAGGAGTAGCAGGAGGTGTCTTTTCAACAACCAAGTCAAAACCCTTCTGAATGTCGGTGAAATCCCCGTACTCCTCGTCAGCTGCAATTGTTAGAAGAGCCTTGTAGATAGTAGCAGAAATGCTCCAAATTCGAACACCCTTATCTTCCTCACCCCTTACAATGACAGGGCAGAAGTATCGAGGTCGAGCAGAAATCTTACCGGAAAGACTCCAGTTGTCCTTGTCGTCAGTTGCCCGAAGAGTCTGAATAAACTCTTCAACAGGATCCTGCTCTCCAAAATTGGTAAGTGCAAGAATCGGATACTTAGCGAGCTTGTTGTAGAACATAAGCTCGGTAAACGGATTATCCGGATTTTCTATAGAAGGTACAATTCGGATTGTCTGCTTTCCGTTAGCAGGTGTCCACCTTAGGCCACTTGTGTCTAGTCGATCTTGTGTTTGTTCGTTAAGCTGTTCTAGTTTCTTCTTAATCAACGAAAGATCCATAGTTGTAATAAAATTTAATAATGAATGTAATTGAATATAGAATAAAAAAG